ATACCCCCCGAATCACCGAATCTTATCCAGGGTGTTACAGTGTCATCTGCTGGAATTAAATCACTTAAAGTAATTGCATATGTATCATAGGTGCTATTCAGACCTGTAACAGTCAAAGATGCACTAGTAGAGGCCACGCTTGTCCCAATTAAAGTCCAAGCACCACCACCAGCAGCTTGAAAAGTAGGAGCAGCCCCAGCGCCGTTAGATGTCAAGACATGTGTCGCCGTTCCGACAGCTACTGCCGCTGGGTCGCCACTCGCATCCCATGTAATTAGCTCTCCATCGGTCCCAGCCGCTAGCTTGGCTAAAGTGACAGCATCATCTTGTATTGAAGCTGTTGGTACTCCTGCTGAACCACCAACCTTAAAGCCCGCTTCCAGATTAGGTACACCTGAGCCACCGCCCGTGATGGTTAAATCGGTATTATCAGACTTAGTTGTGACAGCGTCCGCTTTTAAAGTACTCATATTATTACCAGGGTCCCCTCTACTGTTAAAGTGATACCACTACTTACAGAAAGAGGTCCTGTTGCAGAAGCGTTTTCAGAAGAAGTAATAGTTACACTTGCATCAAGAGCCAGCTCATTTATTCTGAAAATATCACCTGCGCTGGAACCTGTTGCACCATTATCACCTTTATAGTATCCACCACCAACACCAGTTAAATTTCCACCACCACCATAATACTCTGCGGCACTAACATTACCACTAAACTCAGCAGCAACACCTGATACCTTGGTGGTAAATGACCCTGTTGAGGCCACAAAATTGGTAGCACTCACACAGGCAGAATAAGAACCAGTGGCACCATCAACATCACCTGTAACGTCGCCAGTAACGTCACCAGTTAAATTACCATCAAAAGTGGCTGCACTCACTATCCCAGAAAACTCTGCGGCAACACCAGAAACCTTAGTGGTAAAAGAGCCTGTGACTGCAACCAGATTTGTTACTGAGGCGCAAGTGGGAACCTTCAAATTATTGGCTGTGAAATCACTAACTGAGGTGCTGCCTGACCCTGAGGTACCATCTATAACAGAGGTGGCATCACAAAAGAGAACCATTGTAGTTCCCTGATCGATTGTTGTACCGTTAGTTTCTGAGGAAGTCTTAACCTTTAGAGTAAAGCTCCCAGACGTATTGTTAAAAACTTGATAACGACGAGACTTAATAGGGACATGAACAGCAATATTACCTGTCAACGTCCCTGTGTATATGTGATTTGCGTTAAGAGCTTCGGCATCTGTAAGAGATACATTCGCATCCCCAGCAACCGATTTAGATAAGGTACCCGCAACTGCCGTGTCAAAACCGTCAGCACCTGTATTTAGAGTGGTCCCCCAAACATTTTCTGAAGCGCCTGGAGTGGGTTTTGCAATACCTAAATTGGTTGTATTTGCCATTTATCACGTTAGAACAAACATGGGGTCTAAATTCCCAGGTTCTTCTACCCTCATAAGTATTTGATCATCATTCATAATAACAAACATGACTCCTTTATACAAAAATCTAGTGCCCGTATGTTTACCATAGCATACATAATCTCCAAGGGAACACCAAGGTCCCTTAGGGAATCTCTGTTTATCTTGATATGAAAGATCGCCTAAGAGAACAACGCGACCTACCGTTGTAAGATATTGCACATCATCTTTAGTTTTATCAGGAAGTATGATCCCTCCTTTTGTTGTAGACCTAATGGCTACTGGCCTAATAAGAATACGATAATTAGGGAGTATAGGTAGCGGTTTGGGGTCTTTTATGTTGTCGTCAGTAATCCATTGATCATTGGTGACAGCGCCACCCATATGAGCATGTTGCATTAGTCTTCCTCTTCTTCCTTAAGATATCTCTGAAGCGCAGTATTTACAATTCCTGCAGCCATGTCAAGACCATACAATACACCAACTAGATTTCTATAGTCGGCATAAGTATCAGAGGCACCTGAAGCCAAAGTATCTTTTACTTGTTCCTTGGCCTCATCAATTGCCCCAAGAATGTCGCTGGTAATCAATTCTGTTTAGAAGAGTATACACCATGACGAGGGTACTCTTTGCCAGTATGCTCATAAGTCCAGTCAGGACTACCCCTTAAAGAGGCCCTCTTTGTCCTGTGAGACCACTTGTCCTCAGGAATTTGCGACCAACTAGAAACTTTAGACTTGTTGCGCTTCTTTGGCCCCGAAATTTGGTTAGCTTTCATTGGTTCCTCCGTTTTTTACGTTTACGCCTTAACTTACCATCACCTTCTTCTTCAATCAAGTAAAGAACCTGCATGTGTTTCTGAGCTTTTTTCTTGTCTCCATGAGTTCCCTTTACCTGACCTGACCTCGTATTCAAAACAACGTAATTATTCCCACGCTTCTTTATAGCGTATGGCACTTATTCCTCCTATAATTCACTCATTTTACGCAATTCAGCAGCTAAAGCTTCCATTCTTTCTGTAATGCTATTTGTCTCTCCCTTGTCTATAAAACCTAAATATTCATCATGTTTTAAAAACTCTTCTGCTGCTTCTTCCCATTTACCTGCATTAATAAAATCAATAGTATCGCCAGACCCAGTTATGCCTCCTCTATATGCAGATTGAATTAATTGAGCCTGTAATTCAGCGGGCAAATTGTCAAAGTTAGGAATTTGTTTCCTTACAACTTCTCGCTTTTCAGATATGTGATAATCTCTTAAAGCATCTCGATGTTCATCGCTTAATCCTATGTCAACTTCTTTGGTGTTTTTTATATCAAGTAAACCCTCTTCTAATTTAGTAAGAACTTCCTGAGGAACACCTAAATCTTTAAGTATTTTAACACTGTCTTTATTGACAAGATGTCCAATACCTAAAGTAGGATTCTCATCGATATCTAAATATAAAGTATTATTAATTCCTTCATACTTATCAATTAATTCAACTACTCTATTTTGGTGATCATCTTGAAGTTCCTGAGGGGCTGGCAGGGGAACTTCAGCAACAGGCTCTTTGGCTCTGTAGGCAGCTTCCTCGTCAGCTAAGTCTTCAGCATACATTTCGGCTGGATCAAGTTCTTTTGGTTTAGGTGGGGTTGGCAGGGGAACTTCATCTTTTAATTCACCTGTAGCGATCTCCTCGGCCATAGCTTCGCCAGCGGCTTCTAATGCTTCCTTAATTGGTTCCTCTTCTACTTTTACTTCAGGGTAGAAAGGAGATTGGGTTCCAGCATAGGCTTTTATCTCTTCTCTTGCTGCTTCTCGTTCTGCGTCAACATCACCACCTTCCTCGTAGTTGATGCCGTCATCGTAGTTCATGATCTTGTCTTGAAGAGCATAGAAAGTGGGAGCATCTTTAATTTGTATTTCGCCACCTTCTGCACCCTTAAAAGCTTCTGGGAAGACTTTAAATAGTTCGCTATCTTTGCTAAATGTTATTTCCATATCCTTAGCTAAGGCAGCAACAAGTTTTGCATACTCTATGATCATTTTTGTTTTTCTGTCTTCAGCATCTCTCATTGCATTATAGCCAAGGGTAGCACCTTCCTTCATGGAAAGATTCTGGACACGTTGCTCTTCGATATCAAGTTTGCGGTTATCCAGAACAATCTTGGCGGCCTTTTGTGTGGCATCCACTTGAGCTTCTTGCGCTCTTAGTTGAAGGTCACCCTTTTGCAACTCTAGAGATTGTTGCTCAACAGAACCTTGTTGCTGTCCAATTGCAGCCATTTGCGCCATCTCTGTTAGCTGTTGTGCCGCCTGTGCCTGGGCAAATTCATTAGTGGAACCATCTTGGCCCACCATTGCCATCATTTCTTCCTGATACTGCAGCAGCATGTGTTCCGATATGTTGGCCTGAATGAGGGGAGCCATCTGAGGGAACGCAGGATTTTGCTGTTGCGCTGGATTATTCAAGAAGGCATTGTTGAAGGTGATGTGTGCCTGATGATTTTGTTCTGGAAAAGCTTTAATGGGTTGACCTTGAGACACAGAGATGATATCAGCCATAGGACTCTGAGGTTTAGGCTTGTGCGGAGGTGGCATCAAGCGATCTACATTTTCGATGTTTGATGACTCAAGGATCATCTTGTGGACTTCGCGAATATCGTAAGTTCCCACGGGAGCCTGAGACGACAACTGAAGAGCCATTTGAGCTAGGGCAAGTCTGTGAGTAGCGGAAGGAATATTAGGATCAGATATGGGAAGAACATCTACGCGCCCATCGAAATCCTCCTTGAATATTTCTATGCTACCATCAGCAACATCCATGCCCATAGTGGCAGGAAGATACTCATAGTTGACTCGCGCTAGAACCCTAAATTCATCACGTTGGCTCTTATGGAGACGCTTATGAATAGCCGTAAAGAATTTGGCCGACTGCTCAATAAGAGCCATAGTGGTGCCAACAGGACCATAGTTACTACTGTCGGCAATTACTTGCTCTGTCGTATCCGCAAATTTTTGGCCCGCTCTAGTAACAAAGTCCAACATATTATAAAGAGTTTGACTGGGCTCCTTATAGGGAAGAGCATAAAAGCTTTTGTCCAGTTGTTGACCAGTGCTCTCCACTTCGCGCCATTCGCCAGGACCTATAGGGTCTTGGTCCCCAACAATCCTAACGCCCCTTGCCTTGAAACCGCCCGGAAGATTCGCAAACTGGCCAGCATCAATCAGGGCTCTCATAGCCGCCGTAGCAGTAAGAGTTAGGTTACCGAGAAAATGTATATAACCGAAGCCGTAAAAACCAAATCCTGGTACAAACTGATAGTGAATAAAATGTTCCAGGCGAATATATTGTGGGTCATCTTCTTCCCAATTTCTCCTAATAGAAAGACATTTTTTTGAATCTTCATCAATGGTGACAACATAAGGTGCGGCAACAGGTGTTTCAAAGTCTCCCTCCAACTCTAAGTAACAATGTTGTTCCAAGAGACAATACTGAGGATCACTTGAAGGATCATAAGAAAACCCTAGAATTTCATCCAACTTGGTGGATATGTCAGAACGCTCTTGTGAATTGGGCTTCCCAAGATCACATTCACGATACATATCAGCAGCAATATCTCTTTTAAGATCATTAGACGATCTGTAAATTACATGGGTGAAGCGATCTGCCCTCTGAAGATTGGGAGCATTAAAGGGAACATAAAATTGATCTACAGAAACAAACTCACAAGTGGGTCTTGAGGACGCAGCATCATAATAGACTTTCTTGAAGGCGGAACCGAAGATAGGAAGTTGAAAGAGAAGGCGCTCAAATTCATCAAAATACTCAGGCATCATCTCTGAGATTTCATAATTCATAAATTCTTTTACGCGCTTGGCTTGAGCTTCCTTTTCAGGAGTCGCCTTACCAATTATCTGGGTTTTAACGGGACCCTTTGGGGGAAGAAGTTCCTGAGA